AACTTCTAAGAAGATTAAATGAAGTTACACTAGATACTGCAGGTGAAGGATTTACTACAGTACGTAACGTGCAAGCACTTGCTAAAGATGCTATTAATAACTCCATTAGAAATATAATACAAACAGGACAAGAGTTTCCTTTTCTTAAAACAACGCAGACGCAGACACTAGCAGCAGGAACAAGACAATATGATTTTCCTACTGATTACTCTAGTGCTGACTGGGAAACTTTTTACATTAAAAAATTAACATCTGTTGATAACACTCCAATGCATTTACCATCTATAACTTATGATGAGTATATTCAAAGATATAGACATTTTGATGACACAGGGGATCAAACAGGGATATCTGCACCTACACTTATTTATCAAACTAACGAAGAAAAGTTTGGAGTTACTCCTATTCCTGATAACACATATGAAATAGAATATGTGTATTACTTTTTTCCTGCAGATCTAGATGCTTTTAATGATATCTCTTCTATACCAGATAGGTTTAATCATGTAGTTATAGATGGCTCTATGATGTATATGATGAGATTTAGATCTAATGAACAGAGTGCCGCAATGCATCAACAAAATTTTGAAGATGGTATAAAAATGATGCGAAGAGTTCTTATAGATGAGCAGTTAAGAGTAAGATCAACTGTGGTTGATAGAATTAACTCTTCCAATCAGGTATTGGGTAGAGTTTTATAATGGCAGATAATTTAGCTTCCTTTAAAGTCTTCTGTCAAGGTGGGCTAAACACTAGTAGAGATGTGTTATCTCAAGGTGAAAATCAACCTGGATCTGCAACTTCACTTATTAACTATGAACCTGCTGTTACTGGTGGTTACAGAAAAATAAATGGGTTTTCTAATGACTTTGGTACGGTCACAGGAACAGGAAGTGTTCTTGGGGTTTGTGTAGCTAACGGTATTAATGATGGTATACTAGCTTGTCGTACACCCTCTAGTGGTAGTAACTACTTACACAAGTATATTAACAGTTCTACATCATGGGGAGAAATAACCTGTGATGTTATTGCAAATGATAGAGATGGTGTGTGTGCATCTCAAACACCAAGCGGTTCAGGTAACTTAACAATAAATGGTGCGTTAGCTTCTAGTGGTTCTGTAAACTTTACAACTGCTGCATCTGAACAACCTAGACAAGTTACATTTTTTGGAACAGGTGATGAGTCAGGTAAAACTTTTACAATTACAGGTACAGATTTTCTGGGTGCGGCACAAACAGAGGAAGTAACAGGTCCAAATAATACCACAGTAAGCAGCACAAAATACTTTAACACAATTACACAAATAGCTGTAAGTGCAGGGACAGCAGCAGCTATTGAAGTAGGATCAGGAACAGGTTTATTTAGAACTAGTAATCCTACCATGTCAGGTGTAACCAAAGTAAGATTTACAAAGTATAATTTTGGAAGTCCAAAAGTAATTTTAACAGACGGTATAAATCCTGCAGCTATTTATGATGGTACAACGTATAGACAAATACTTGATAGTATAGCTCCTACAGATCCTAAATTTTCTGCAGTATTTAAAAACCATTTATTTTTAGCAGGTGATCCTGCAGAAGATACTAATTTATATTTTAGCGCACCTCTAGCAGAAACAGATTTTAGTGCTGCTAACGGCTCTGGTGTAATAAATGTAGGTTTTCCTATAGTAGCAATAAAACCTTTTAGAGATGCTCTGTTTATTTTTGGCACTAATAACATTCGTAAGCTTGTTGGTAATAATATTTCTAATTTCGTATTAGAAACAATTACTGACGATTTAGGGTGTCTAGCTACAGATAGTGTTGTTGAAATAGGTGGTGATTTATTATTCCTATCTCAAGATGGTCTACGCCCAGTTTCAGGTACAGATAAGATTGGTGACGTTAATTTAGAAACTGTATCAAAAGACATTCAATCTATTTTTACAGACATTATTTTTGATATTGATCTTGATGGTCTTAATGCCGTAATAATTAGACAAAAAACACAATTCAGATATTTTTTTGCAGGTAGTGACACTCAAGGTATTATTGGTGGTTTTAGACAAACACCTAATGGTTTGCAGTTTGAATATAGTCAGATGCTAGGTATTACAGCTACTTGTGCAGATAGTGGTTACATAGGGCAAAATGAATTTGTACTACATGGTACTTCAGATGGTAAAGTACACAGACAAGAAACTGGTAATAGCTTTGCAGGTACAGAAATATTTAGTTTATTTCAAACACCCTTTTTTCATATGCAAGACCCAGAGCAACGTAAAGTTTTTTATAGTGTAGCTACGTACTTACGTTCTGAAGGAGATAATGAAATAGTTATGTCTGCGGTTTATGACTATGAAGATGTAGATACGTTAAATCCAACTAACTTTAATTTATCTACTGCAGGTGCTGCGGCTTTTTTTAATGAGGCGACATATAATAGTACTGCAATATTTGATGGTAATCCATCACCAGTTCAAAGAACTAACATATCAGGATCAGGTAAATCCGCATCTTTTAAATTCGTAACTAATGACACAAGTGCATCACACAGTATCCAAGGTTTAGTGATTACATTTGGGGTAGGAGACAGGTTATAAAATGGCAGGTTATTCAAGACAATCAGCAGCAGACATTATTGCTAATGCGGTTATTAAAGCTGCACCAGTAAACGCAGAGTATAATGCTCTACGAGATGCGTTTGC